TCACCAGATGTTATTTGTGCTTGTAAGGATGTTGCAATTGCAGCAAGTTCTGGTGGCATATTCGTGTATGGCGCCATTGCTACCATTCCAGTGTCCATACCACCCCACGTGTCATCAGTTGTCCATGTGCCATCAAGAAGAGCACCGACTCTCTCAACATAATATGGACCCCAATCATCGAGAATAGAAGTTAATTGCGTATTTGGAGCAAACTGAATCATATCAGATGCTTGTCCAAAAGCATAGATGCCTTTCTTTGCCGCTGATTGAAGAGGTGCAGGAGAATCAGTATGTTGCGTGATAATATCAGCACCACCTGCCATCAAGACTTCTGCGGCATCTGCTTCTTTCGAAGGATCATACCATGTGTTCACCCAAACTACATCAATATCAAAATCTGGATTAACCGAAGTTGCTCCTAGATAAAATGCATTAATGCCACGAATTACTTCTGGAATCGGAAAAGATGCAATGTATCCTGCCTTACCAGCCTTACTCATATGTCCAGCAATTACACCTTGAATATATCTTCCTTGATAAAATTTAGATGAATATACTGCCATATTGTCTGCAGTTTTATAACCAGTTGCATGCTCAAATTTTACATCAGGAAATTCTTCAGCAACTTTAAGCATATACTCCATGTAACCAAATGAAGTTGCAAAAATCATATCTACACCTTGACTTGCCATTTCACGAATGACTCTTTCAGAATCCGGACCATACGGAACTGATTCTACGTAGATAGTTTCAACTGCATCGCCGTATTCAGCTTCAATTGCTTGTCTTCCTTTGTCATGCATATATGTCCATCCGTGATCACCAACTGGACCAACATATATAAATCCGACTTTAACAGGATCAGCATGAGCAACTGATACTAAAAAGAATGACAGGATAAGGACTGTCAAACCTTTAATAGATGATTTAATCATCGATTTACCTTTCTTAGTTTGGGGTTGTAAATTCTTCCATAATTGGGAAGATAGTGCTTAACACTTTGCCGCATTCGATTGCTACGTCTCTGTGCTCTTTTTGTGTTCCATTACCAGATCTTAGTTCAACATAATGTATCCATGATCTTAATGTTCCATTCATATACAATCGAGAACTAGTTGTACCTTCTGGTAAAACTGCTCTTGCTTGTTCCTTTGCTATGCCATTTTCTAGCGCCCAATTATAGGCGTTTTTAACGGAAACAGCAACTTCTGCCTGCTTTTTTAACCATTCGTATTTTAGATCAGCATCTTCAGTTTCAATACTGTTTTGTCTATTTTTGCTATCTTGCATACGAGCATCTCGGAAGAGTGTAAATTCTGTTTGTTCAGCATATCTTTGCGAAAACTCTTGGAATGAAAATGACCTATGGCGTAGTATTTGTCTTGCAATATCTCTTGTTGTTTCTATCTCGAGGCAAGCAGAAACCATTTCAAACGGAGACCAATGTTTTTCCCTGGCGAGATAACGGAGAAGTTTTCCAGATGTTTTTGTGTTGTTTTGATTCGATGGGTTGGATACACGGGCGCAATACGCGACAAGTTCTTCAAGGTTGTCTCCATGTGGATCAAGCTCCTCTATAATTTGTACCATTCTTGGTGGCTTTGAATAACTAATTAATCTTACCTTCATAATTTAAAGTCCTCAAATCTTTTGCCAGTATCAGTATTATCAAAGACTGGTGTATCATCTGTTAGTGTTTGTTCTGTAATATCAACATCAAATAATCTCATTTTCGATCGATCAACTCCAATTACAAAACGCTTATGTTGAGTTGGATCATTATATCTATTCTTTAATTGTTTGACCATCATTTGGCCATCTTTCTCAAGTTCTTCTGTAGAAATCAAAGCAAACATTAAATCTGCTGTAGCGGGTAATCCAAAAGATTCGGACGTATCTTCAAGCCCAACATCCGAGTTACTATAACCAGAACGAGTCGTTTGCGTTGCAGAGAAGATCGGTAGGTCGAACTCGACCGCAAGACCACGTAACTCTTCAGCAATTGCTTTAATGTAAGTGTATGAATTGATCGATCCTCCCATTGCTTTCATTCTAGAACTTGCACATATATTCAAATAATCAACAAATATAATATCAGGTTCAAATTGTTTTTTTAATTTTAATTCGTTGAGTAATCCACGGAAATGACCAGAATGTGCAGATCCAGTAGGATATTCTTTGACAATTAACTTACCAGTTGTCTTACGAGCAAGATCAGCAACTTTAGTTGTAAACATATCTTTTGACATTTTATCGAGTTGATCAATAGGAATATTAAGTAGGTTAGCATCGATACGTTCAGCAATTCTTTCTTCTGCCATTTCCATTGTTATATAAAGAACATTAGAACCTTCAACCAAGGCGCTTGCAGCAACATGGCACATAAAAAGAGATTTACCAACACCAGTGCCAGCAAGAGCAATGTTAAGAGTTTTATTCGGAACTCCGCCTTTTGTAATTTTATTAAAGTACTCAAGATCAAAAGGTATCCGGTCTTCTTCGGTGTGGTAGAATTCGTATCGTTGTTCTGCGTTTTCGACATAATCATGACCTACATTCGTATCAAAGGCAACACCAAGAGCTTTCGATAAAAGATCTGGAAGTGCACCTTTCGTAAGACTATCGTGTTTACCATCAATAATTGTAATTGATTCCATAATAGCGTTATGAATAGCACGATCCTGACACCACTTTTCAGTAGCATCAATGAGCCAATCATTATCTATTATATCGTTTATAAAGAGGTGTGGAACAATTTCCATAGACATTTGAAATTGTTCATTCGACATACTCGTCGACTCTTGCAACTCTATGCTTAAAGTTTCAGATGTCGGTAATCGATTATATTTTGCAACGTATTTACCAGCCTCTTTGAAAAGAGTACGATAAGCACCCTGAAAATAATCTGGTTTGATGAAAGGTAAAACCTTACGCATATACTTTTCATCAGTTAATAAATTTCTTAAAATTGTTTGTTCAATGTTTGTCTGCAAGTGTACCCTCTGCTCTCATTTGCGCACGTATTTTTGTTGCTGATATATCATGAATCTCTGCGCCGAGATTATGTTCAGTAAAAGTATAGCCAACACCTCGACCATAACTTATATCAACAATGTTTGGTACTTCTATTATAACATAATCTTCGTAAAATGTAAAACCCTCTTTTGCCAATCCTTCCTTAATATTTTTCTTTACCTCTTCAATATTAAAAGGATTGTCATCTTGCCCTGGAACCCTCTCATTGGCCTCAGTACTACTAGGAACATTTCTAACCATAATTGCAACTTGACCGGTCATTGAATGAATTCTTTTAAATAATTCGGAATGACCTTTATGCCAAGGTTGCCATCTACCTAACATTTGAACTGTAGGTTTTTTCCAATCAAATACTGCCATTGTGTTTTTCCTTAAAATTTTCAAAGACTTCTGATAATTGTCTATCGGTATCATCAAACCATTTAGCTACGTGATAATTACATTTAGGAGGATTTTCAAACATTTTATTTGTATCTTCAAATCTACCTTCCTTTATTGTATCCATCCATACGGTATAATCAGGATTAAACTCTTGTCTTGCCTGCTCAGTAGGACATACAAAATCTGCAACTGCTACCTTACCAGCCATTACTACTCCATCAGATAAATGACGCATTCGTTGTGCTTGTCTAATACGTCCTTCTGGAGTAAAATCCCAATCATCATATCTTTTACGAACCTCATCTGCATTAATATGGACACCACCAATTAATTCTGCAAACGGTTTTGCTAATGTTGTCTTACCACTACCCGGAAGACCGAATATTAATATCTTCACCTGTATTCCTATCCATCATGCCTATTGAACCATCTTCAATACCTCTCTCAATAATATCCTCCAAAATTTTACCAGCAACGTATTGTAGCCCTTCGTTATCCTCTGTTAAAATACTTGGAGATGAAACAATATTATAGTTAAAAGATAAATGGTCTTTTATTTCATTAAAAGCAATTGCCTTATATTCAATCACTGTTTCCACAAAAGCGCCAGTGAGGATTCTAACATTCCAATTTTCTGTAGTATCCTCACCTAGGATCAATTCGTAATCCTTATTCTCCTTCATCATCAAACTCAATTATAGAATTGCCTCCGATTTGATAACCATTCTTTATATATTCGGCAAAATCTGTTTCTGCCAAAATAGGTTTCCAAAATTCAGATGTAATTGTTTCCTTAAGTCTAACCTTAGGTTCTAAGAGTTCTCCGGTTTCTCTATCCACTCGACAATACCAACCATTGCTAGGCTTAGCAACATAATTGCCAGCCAGGGCAATATCAAGCAAACCAGACCAACGTTCAACGCCACCTTCCCAAGATACCGAAATAGGAATTTTAGCCTTTTCCTTAACATATCTAGATTTCTCTATATTGATAATAAAATCATATCCTGTGACCTCAGTACCAGTTTTATTTTGTCTACGGCCAATAATCCAAATATTATCTGCTGAATAATAAATGCCAGTACCACCGGATACAATATCCTTAGGAAACAATCCGATTTCCTTATAGGTATGATTTACAGCAATTAATGGAATATTTTTCATAGCCAGGTACGGAGTACACATACGGAATAATCCTTTAAGTGCCTTTGCCCTGGACATATCTGCCACAGATTTTTCATTAATTGCATCTTCCAATTCTTTTTTGGATGCAAGGTTACCAACAGAATCAATAACCACAACAACCTTATCATCCCTATCCAAAGCCTCAAGTTGACCAATCATATCAAATTTTAATTCCTCAACATTGGTAATAGGAGTATGTAATACTCTACTAGTATCAATACCAAATGTCTCAAAATATGTTTGAGGTGACCCAAATTCTGAATCGTAAAATAACAATACTGCTTCTGGATATTTTTTGAGATATGCAGATGCCATAATAAGAGCAAATGACGTTTTAAAGTGTTTGGATGGACCAGCAAGTACTGTAAGACCAGGAGCAAGACCACCATTCATATCACCAGATAATGCCACATTAATCATTGGCACTTCAGTTGGAATCATATCCTTATTATTAAAGAATTTAGATTCCGAAAGAACCGAAGTCTGTTTTACCTTCGAATTCTTTTTTAATTTATCCATTATACTCATTAAGCAAACCTCACTTTCTGTTCTTTTTCACGATCATCTAATTCATATTGTGACCTAACACAATTATTTTCTGCAATTACCAATTTTAAAATTGTTAGGTAATCTTCCCCAGCAAATTGAGCAAGTGCATTTGTATCCTTTGGAAAACATGCACCACCATAACCTTTACGACCATCAGGGCCGGGTACCTGAGTATGGCTGTGAGTAATTCTTGGATCTGTACCTATTGCGGTAGCAATATTATCATAGTCAGCACCATGAAAATCAATTAAATCCTTAAATTGATTAAACCACATTACCTTTGTTGCCAGGAAACTATTTATACCATATTTAACAAACGATGCATCCTGTGCTGACATATGATATACCGGCGCTGGTTTACATCTACTAAATTTAGAATAAATTTCCTCCAATTGTTTTGTGGCCTTTTCAGTACCACCAAAAATATGCATAGGAGGATTTACAAAATCTTCCAAGGCATTTCTTTCGGTTAAAAATTCAGGATTATAAATTACCCTATAACTATCACTTAAATATTTTACGACACTAGGAATTACAGTTGATTTAATAACAACCAGTCCGGTTGTCTTTTTAAGTAATTTTTTGGTAACATCAATAAC